ACGAAGTTGCAACGTCGGCGTCAACCGAAGAGGCAAGCTGCGAGACGCGAGGCTTAAGAACACGCTCTGCGAAATCGTCCAATTGCATGGTCAATTCAGCGGAGGTGAAGTTAACACCAATGTGCTTCTGGCTCGAAACAGTCAGAGTTGTGAACTGTTCGTTGTCGGCCTGAACTTGCAGGGCGGCACCGTCAGTCACCAAAGCGCGGTCGGGTAGGCGGATACGCAGAGTCGATCCGATCTTGGCACCTTCAACGGCGAACGAGTCGTCGTATTGGCGGTTTACGTTACGTGTGAGCACCAGGTTGTTCTCGAGGATTTCGAGCGACTTACGGGTGATCATGTCGATGGTCAATAAACTATTTGACATGGTAATTCCTTAAAAAGTAAGTTAGCGGTTACGTAGCGCTTCCTGCTTTTTAATCTGGCGCTGCCTTTCAGCTTCGATCCAATCCGAGGTGCTCATCGACTTGATGGAGCGTGGGTCGGTTGTATCATACGAGGGTGACCCCGTGCTTCTAGCAGTAACCGGACTAATAGGCGTTGGCGCCGATGAAGTCTTTTTTGTGGGAGGTTCAGCGGCCAATTTGGCTTCGAGCTTCCCAATTTCTTTGGCTTGTAAGAATGGCGATAAACGAGAAATCCGTTCAGCTTCTTTCGGATTCGCCCCTAAGTGGTATGCCACATCAGGACCAAGATCAGAAGCTTGAATGGTTTCGGCCATCACGCTAGTAATTGGAAGGTTGGGGTTGTAGGCGACTTGTTCAAAGTCGTCGTACTTCGACCGCGCTTCTTCTTCCTTGTCGTGATAGGACTCTAAGATTTCAGACTGTTGCCTTTGTGCGTCGCGCTGCCTTAGTAGCTGATCGGCTTTTTGCGCAGCAAGTGCATCTACATACGCTTCGGTCGATTCAAACTGCTCTGGGACAACGGGAGCAGTCGGGGCTTGAGGTATTCTCTGAGCCTGTTCTCTTTCCCATTTACGTTGCTCTCTTGCAAGTCGTTTACCGATCATCGCGTCGATTTCAGCTTGGGAATACTTCTTTTCCTCTTGCTGTTCAATTTGACTCTCGACTACTTCCGGCGCTAAAACTTCAGGTACAGGTGTTGCCGTAACTCCCTGTTCTGGCGCGGGCACTTCCGCTAAGGTTACTTCTTCTGACATTTTGTCGATTCCTGAGAATCCTCGGTCTACTGGGCCGATACAGTTATACTGATTATAACAACAGCTACCATTGTTGCAACAATTGGCAGCACAAAATCTAATACGCTCTTTAAATCCCATCCACGGGATTCAAACCCACCGTACCAAGGCATATTTGCTCGCTTGCCATCATAGAACTTTTGAATCACACGGTATTCAGCTTGGGTATGCTCACGACCTACAAAGAACGCAGACCCAAAGCAAGCACCAGCGAACCAGTTGCCAGATAGCAAGCCAATAATGGCCATGAATAGCAAAGCGTATGCAGAGTGTTCAATGATTTTCATAATGCGCCTATTTAGAAAATGCTTGCACTTCAGCGTCAATAATTCGTTGTGGGTAATACAGTATTTTTTGCACCCATGCAGAAGCATAATTTGTACCGTCAGAGCCAATTCTTAATTGCGTTGGCGTTGGAATGGTTGCAGCAACATCAGTACTAACAGAACCTCCGTCTTTTGCAGCAGCGCAATTATTTGTATTCCATGCACCAGATAATTTATAAGCGGTATTTGCAACAATTGTGCCAGTGTCAATTTGCGCTTGTGCAACACCGCCATCAACAATAGACATTTCTGGGTTGGCAGCGTTTCCACCTAAAACAATAATTTCGTTTGCCGTTGTATCGTCAAATTGAATTAAGGGTCTTGTGCCTGTTGCGGTTTGAGGTATCGCCCACACGACTGCTGCACCTGTTGTTGCTGTATACCAACTACTAAAGTTAGTGCTTGTCATTACAGCTACATCAGCGTTACGGGTAACAGTTGTTGCTACGGTAGGAATGTAGCTAGTAGGAAATATTAGCGGCTCAAATTGCGCCCCATATAAATACAATCCGGATGTTCCATTTCCGGTATACGCCACGCTTCCGCCGCTATCTGCTAAAAACAAAATTACTGCTGTTAACGCTGAAGCGTTAGCTGTTGCGCTAACAGAGCATCTATACCAACCGTTTCCAAAATTTGATATTGAAGATTCTAAACCAACAGAAGTTGAAGTTATAACACCAGTTCCAACATCAAATAAAGCAAAAAGCGTGGCAGGAAATGCGGTTGCGCTTAACTGCAATCTAAAATTTGAACGACCAGCAGCTTTTACATAAATGGAATAAGTATAAGAAGTTCCAGATACAACAATAGGGCTTTGAACAAGGTTATGTGTTGATGACGCAGTTGTATCTTCAACTAGTTTTAAAACCGTTGCTGATCCATCGGGAGAAGTTACAGATTCAGTTGCTATGCTTGTTCTGGTTTTACTCCAAGCTATGTTGTCATTAAATTCATTTGATCTAGTAAAATTATTAGTACTTGCTTGTTCAATTAACAATCCTTTACATAATAATGTAGTAGAGCTGTAATCAAACCGTGGCAAATCAGCATTAATAGCTGCAATGTAACCACTTGAATTAGTAACTGTTGCAGTATTTCCAGATCGAGTAAATGTCACACGATTGTCTAAACTGGCAGTTGTAAAGTCCAATGCAAGTTTAGGCAATATCCGTTCTGTTGCGGTCAAAGAAAAAGATGGAGTAATCATTTATATCCCTTATTTAACTAGAAACAGGATAAGAAATATTGATTTTTAAAAATGTTGTAGCTTGACATTGTTGCGCTGATGTATCTTGAATTGCTGTAGCATTGCCAAGAAATAAACTTGCGTAGCTATTTCCTTCATCAACTTGCAAAACAAAATCACTAATATTTGCCGATACAACATTAGACATAACAATTGAACCCGCAGCATTGCCAGTACCAAACGGAAGATTGCCACACTGGTACGGCAATTCAATTTGTACATAACCGATAGGACTACTTACACTTTGTATGTTTAATTGACCCCGTACAAAAACTGTATTTCCAATTTTTGTATATCCCAATCTACTTGTATCATTTAGCAATGTAATTGTTCCGCTTGTACTAGGAGTCAATGTTGCCTCGTAATACCCTTCTTCGTAGTCATCTAATAATTTGCTTGTAGTATTTACTGAAGGCGATGCGGCTTGCGTAAAATCATAGCCTTGACTTAACGCCATTATTCCATCACCACGCAAATCAATATTTGGAAACTTTAATACGCTTCCATTTACAACCATTGTGGGGAAAAACATAATATTCGCCAAAGTAATTGGTGTTGGCGAATCAGTGTTAAACATACTACCTGTTGACACTATTGGTTGACCTAATGTGCCGTTAGCAGTATATAAAGAAAATCCTGATTTCCAAGGAACAGCAGAAACATCACCACTTCTGGTGATTCCATAAGCTGCATACGTTCCCGTTGCAGTTTGGTTGCCACCACTCCATGCGTTATACCCTAAAGCAACAGCAACTCCCGTTGGTGTTTGCACAAATACGTCAACTTCATGTCCTATTGCCTGCGGGGTTGTCCCAGCGTTAGCAACAGTAAACGCAGAACTTGCGCCGTAAATCTTTCCTGGGCTTGTTGCTGTAGAGTAAACACCTGAGTTAATCCCAACTTTATCCCCGTCAGAAGTGTCATTTTCTGAATGAATTAAACCAACCCCAATCCCTGCTGCTGATGACAAATCATAATCTACGCCGCCAACATCTAACCCAACATGAAAACCTTGAACAGTAGCACTTGTTGCGCTGCCTACGCCGCCAGTCCCCGTTCTTGTTCCGTTCCATTCTGTAATAATTTGATTAAAGTACCAAGGGCCGTTACCATAATTTGTTGATGCAAGGTTTGGCTCGGCTTGTTTAATAAACAAAGCACGTTTTTCACCTTCATTTGTGCCTGTTAACGTATTTAATGGTGGCTCAAGTCGTAACTGTTGTCCACTTATTTGTCCAACATGAATTGAAATCCCGTTTAAATCGGTAGCTGTTGCTGTGCCAACTAATTGAGTAGACAAATATCCGCCCAAAAACATAAACATACTTGAGCCTACAACAACCGAATTAGATACGTTGTAGCCACTAGCAGAAAAAGGCACTATTACATAATTGCTAGCCGCAGCTGCGTTGGTAAAAGCAGTAGTGTCATTTGTAACACCATCGCCAACAGCACCAAAATCTAAAACACTTACGGATTCTTGTAATTTTGATTCTAAAGTTCTTGTAATTGCACCAGCAGAGCCTTCGTTATAAAAAATATTGTTAGCTGAACTAGATGCAATATTGTCGTAACTGCCAATCAAAACTTCGGTACTTGTTTTAATTAAAAATTTATACGACAAACCACTAACTAACCAAATCTCACCGCTTGGAACTCGTCCAGAAGCGTCAAGAATGATTGGGTTGCTATGTTGGGTTACGCCAGCAGCGCTTGTATACGTTACTTGCGGAGTGGTTGTGCCAGCAGCGTAGGTGTAAATCTTACCCCCCGCAAGCGGGTTGCCGTTGTTGTCAAAGAACTGATCCGCTACGCCACCAACAGGGGAAAGATTCACAGCCATATCATCAAACTCCTAAGTTTCCTGCGAGCAAAAATGTATTAGCAACAGGGCAAATTGCACTAATTACCGCATTTTGTCCCATTGTACTAAATAGACTTGAATACGATACAAGTGTCTGACCGCCAGCCGCTACCGTTACCTTACCCGCACCGCCTTGAATGATTGTGCAACTAAATCCTGCACCTAATCCTGCCGCACAAGTGATTGTTGTTGCCGATCCGCTAGTACAGTAAATGATCTTACCGTTATCGGTAGCCGATAGTGTGCGAGCCGTTGTTGCTTCGGTAGTAATGCCGCCAGATTCAAGCTGATAGCCAGTTGAGGCAATTGGTCGGCCAGAAGTTAAGTTGGAAATAGCAACTTTTTTTGTGGCGCCTGACTGAACGATCGGCAGGACTTCCGTTCCCGCTACCGGTGTAGTCGCGGCTGGCAAGCCTGAGATTTTTACGTCAGCCATGATATTTCCTTAAACTAAAATAAATGATCCATCTTCTTGTATTAAATTATCGCCTGATTCAGTGATCAGGTTGTCAAATTCTTGATCGCGACCGTAGCCCGAAAAGAAAGAAACAATACTGCCAAGCCCGACGGCTACGCCAGTACGAAGACCGACGCCCCAGCTCATCGAATATTAATCGGCTTGGCGTACACTGTCCCACCAGTCGATACCTGTAAAGCACTTACGCGCCAAGGTTCGTTAGTGCCTGTTTGGGGCGCGTAGAACGGAATAGGCGTATAAGCGGGGATTGGGGTGCTGGCTGATGTGGCGGTTACGCCGACACCAACAGCAATGTACGCGTCTTGAGTACACCAAACAACAACACCTTGCGGGCCAGGGCCCCAAGGACCTAGCGTTACAGCGGTGCCGCTAGTTGTGTCTGAATCGGCAGGGTATTCGGCATCTGCCAAAGGGCGAAGCATTTCCATATTTTTTCCTTAAGATAGGAAACGTAATTTGTAAAGAGTAGAAAGGTAAAGCTCAACAATTCCGTCAATCAGATTTTGAAGCGGCGTGTCAGTTTTCTCACACACTTCGTACCGACATTTTTCAATTTCTTCAAGTTGATTTTCAAGAAATTCAACGACGTTAGTTGTTTTCTTAGCAGATTGTAGCCCGATCGGGCCAATTAAACCATGTCTGCCTTGATAGGCTTCAGCAAAACCGTCAGCTAGATCAATAATGTTCTCGTAGAACTTTTGTAGCGCCTTGTGTTTAGCGTACGAACGCGTGTTCAGATGCACACTGTGCGTAACATCGCGTGCTAAAAACATCATCCCGATAAATTCAGCGCATTTCATTGTTGTGGCTCCATTGGGGGCATTTGTTCTGGCGGGGGCATTTGCTGCATTTGTTCTGGCGGCGGCATCATGGGTTGTTCCATCGGCATTTCAAACGATTGACGCTCTGGCGCACCGCCGATCAAATCCCCTGTGTCCAAAGCCGCCGCAATGGTGCCTTGCACAATGTCCTGAATCTGTTCAAAAGTCATGCCGGCTTGAACCGCAGAAATACGCTTAGTTTCAGCGTCAAACGCTTTAATCTGCGCTTCGTAGTTCTTGCGCTCCAAGTCTTGCGCTTCCATCGACTTAGACACGTTCTGAAGCATTTGGTGCATTTGCTCCATTTCTTGAGCCATACCTTGCATTTGTTGCTCGGCAGCTTGGAGGGCGGGGTCTTTGTCGCCGTCTTCCATGAGCTTAGGATCAATGGTTTTGGCAAACCGCTTGGCCATCTCTTGTGCGCCAGGCCAATCCATGTTCTTAATAAACAAGTCACCGGCCACTGCCCAAAGCTGTGGGTTGCCTTGCAACAATTGAGCCATTGCTTCCAGTGCTTCCTGACGCTTGGTCATGTAGCTCGGACCAGTGGTTACCATCACGTCATACTTACCAACGCCTGGGTTATAGATTTTCTCTATAACGATCCCTGCTTGGTCGACAATCTTTTTGACCGGCTCTTGCTGCATCGGGTTGATCTTAACGGTGTTTACTTCGCCGTCTTCACCAATGATGCGCGCGATGCGCTCAGTGTCATAGATTTTAGGTATCAGGTCGACAATCTGACGCGTAATGTAGCGCACAGCCCGTGCGTAGTTGTCAACGTAGTGGTAGGTTCCGCGGTCTGTCTGACGCTCGCGTGCCAAGATGGCTTTGCCCGAGCGCTCGTTAGACACTTGCCCCAAGCTTGAGTCATATTGACCAGTGGTCGCTTTAATGTCGTCAGACGCGCCCATTTTGGCCTGTATAAGCCCCGTTTGAGCCATCGGAGGTAGCGCACGTTGAGGCAGTGGCAAAACCCCGCCTTGGCCGTCTGTGACGTCTGGATTGACCTCCAAATACGGCCAGTTGGTCGTGTTTGCAGTTTTCCACTGCATTTCATAACCTTCAAACTGACCGCCGTAGCCGATAAACGGTGCTTTTGGCGCCAAGGCGAGCATTTCTGCTTCTTGGCTCACCCAATAGTTGTACATACGCTGTGCATCTTTGGCGTTACGCACGATGCCTGACAGGTATAGACGACCGTCAATCTCAAATTCGTTACCAATGACGCGCACAACGGGAATCCAAGCGCCTGCCCAATCTTGCTCTTCAAGCACTTCAAAACCGTTGATTTTGCACCACTTAACCTTCTTGATGTCCACCATACGCGAGCGAATCGGCTTCATGCCGCGCATTGCCATCTCAGCATCTTCTGCCGAGCCCGCAAACGCTGTGACGTTACCGTAGTACAGATTTAGCGTGGCTTTTTCGTGCTTGATGTAGAAATACTCCGCGATACGGACCGTGTCTTCGTTGATCCACGCGGAGAGGGATTGGTCACCGACCCCTTGCTGCTGGAGCGAGGAGTGCGGCTGCGCGTCGGGGAACTGGCGCTCGTACTCTTCTTTGGTGATGTCTTCGCAGATGAAGCACCAGTTCGCGTCCGCACCGCAGGGGTCTTGGATGGTTGGGTCCATGTAAACAGAGAACGAATTGCGGATCCGACCGATCTTAATATCTTGGTTAAAGCTGTCATCATCGCAATACTCCGTTAGTAAGCGAATGTAACCCTCACCATAAGCAACTTGGTTTTCGCAGGCGGTGTCGTACGCCACATCGGCGTCTGACAGATATTCGATATGGCGCACCATACCGTTGAAAATTTCTGCTACTTCAACGTCAGCTTTGTCATCGACTGGGATGACCTTGCCACTTGGGCGGTTCTGTCGCTGATCGTTGGTAATTTCACGTACGTGCTGTGGGAGCTTGTTGATTGTCAGGCAGGGACGTGCGTTGATGGTCTGACCTTGCACCGCACCGCGGGTCTGGAGGACGTCGGCGGGCCACTGATATTGGTTGTCCGGACTTGCAGCAAAAAATCGAAGATCGTCTAGCTCATCCTCACGGCTCTCAGAAAAAGCCGCAATGGCCATTTTTAACCGATTGCGTGCGGTCGAGAGAAGGTCTTGATTGTCTTTTTTCATACAAGCCCAATAACGTCTTTATCTCGCATGAGCAAATAATCGCCATGCTTTAAATCAATTGTACCGCTATACATTACATGATCACCAGCATTTACAAGCATACGGCGAATATTACCGTTGGGCAACTTCTTGCCTGGTCCTGCCGACACCACCACACCGGTATGCACATCTTCGTCAGGCAACACCAGAAAATCGTGCTTTTTAGCCGGATCGGGTTTGACCACAATCATGTCTTGCAAGGGTTTAATCATTTCTTTTTTGTCGCTTCACGTTTGACAGCGTAGGCTATGGCCACCGCTTGCTTGATAGGTTTGCCAGCCTTAACTTCAGCTTTTACATTAGCTCTAAAGGCGGCAGGAGAGGCAGATTTTTTGAGTGGCATATCATTTCTTCTTTGCAGTCTTGGCCGACTGCTTAAAGTCTTTAGCGGTTGGTGCACCAGCGGAGCCCGCTTTACGCATCTTTTCGCCTGAACCCTCTTTAATACGCTCACGTTTTGCGTGAATATTGCTATAAAGACCTGGTTTGCTCATTTGCAATTCCACCTTTTTAGCGCAGCTTTAGCTCTAGGCGCATTGCCCTTAGCGTTAGCCACTACGCCGCCCATGCGGGCACAAAATGACGCCTTGCGGCCAGCGTCGGCTTTAGTTTTAGGGTTGGGTGCGGGGGCTTTTAAGTTACTACCTGTAGCGGCGTTGTATTTCTCTCGACCTTTAGCGGTCAGTCCAGCGCCTTCTTTAACAGATAGTTTTTCGCCCCGTCCCACTGACAACGATACGCCTTTCTTCGCCATCTACGCGCCCATCCATGACGTTAGTACTCCGCCCGCAGAATACCCCCTGCGTGGGGTCTTGTCAACAGTTTCACGATGCGCCATCGGAAAAGCAAACGTGACACATATTGCATCTGCTGCGTCCGGTGACGCAAGCCCACGGGAGCGCATGTCCTTCTTACTCTCTAAAAAGATCGTACCCTTGGAGTCCGGCTTCATCATGGGCGAAATAAGGTCACTTTTGAGCATTCGGTCACTGGGAATAGAGGCGGACTTCAGCCATTCACGCATTGACCCCCACATTTCAGCCCGTTTGTTGCCGTACATGAGCGGATTCTTAGACTTATTACCAAAGTTCACGCCCCGAATCTTGTAGCGCTGCTCTTTTAAGCGGTCCACGACCCCTCCGCCCACGCCACCCTCGTCAATCACGACCATCGCGGGTGAATATTCCTCGATCGCCTCAATAATATGGCCGACGACCGTCATCGTGTCGTCACCCCGATAGCGCTTGATGTCAATAATGTCGCGCCCTTGCCTGACCGCGATGACGGTCGCGTCCGCCCCGAACCGTGCGGGGTCTACACCCAACACAATGGGTGCTGACTGATCCTTATAGCGGGGGCGCTTCATGGCGTCATCCACCGTTTGCGCCGAGATGAACTGATCATCGCTCGCGTTCGGAAACTCGCCATACACTTCTACGTGCGCCTGACTTGAATCCGGCCCGTATTCGTCAATAATCTGCTGATAGACCGCTTTGTCCGTGCCTTCAACTGTGCGGGCGTCCACGACTTGTGTGCGCCAGAACTCACGCTTGGCGTGAAAGCACTCATAGAAGTAGCCAGAGTTGCGCCTCGGGTTAGAGAACGCCAACCAGAAACGGTTCGGTGTGTTCTCGGTAAAGAACCCAGAGGTCACCGCCCAGATGGCGTCGTCAATACCTGACGCTTCGTCAAAGATCACCATCACGCCGTCGTAGTTGTGCACACCCGCGTACGCATCAGGATTCTCGCTTGACCAGAGCCTGCCTTCTACCGACCAGTAGCGTGTGCCTTTCTTTAAGTCGCGCTCGACCAGTTCGGTCAACCACTTAGCGGGCATGAGGCGGGTGGCGCTCACCTCAAACCAATGGCTGTTAATCGCCATCGCCAACCATTTAGTAATCTCAGCCCAAGTGACTGACCTAAGCTGACTCTCAGAGTTGGCCGATATGATGGTGGTCGAGCCGATCCTGGTGGACAGCATCCAGATCGTGATCCAACTAACAAGTGCCGACTTGCCAATACCGCGCCCCGAGCTCACCGATTGGCGTAGCGTGTCAAAGTCTACCCTGCCCTGATTGCTTTTGATGTGGTCGCCGATCTGCTGGAGCACCACCCGTTGCCATTTGCGTGGCCCCGAGAAATGCTCCAGAGGCGTGCCTTTCACGCCCCACGGGAATACTAACGCAACAAACGCTAGCGGGTTATCTCTGATCGCGGGCGACCACAGCCTCGCCATTAACTCTTGTTCGTCTTGCGCTGAGTATATTGTTGTCTGCAAGTGTGTCGTCCTGTAAGTGCGTAATGTCTATCACACGCTTCTCGCCCTGTTCAAGCGCGGCAATGACGCTAATGCGCTGTTCAACATCTACATTGATCTGTTGCTTGGCGACCCAATCGTGCTTGTGCTTTAAGATTTCAAGTGCGGCCTTAGCGTCGCCGTTGCGTGCGGCCTCATGCAGCACCATCGACATCTCGCGCTCGCCATCCGCTTTGCCCTTAACCGCCGCGTGCTCGGCCACAGGATCAACCTGACACAGTATCCGATACTCGGCCGGTAACATGCCAGCGGCAAGCGCCAACGAGTCGCCCGAGAGTCCTAACTTAGCGGCGTCGTAGATCGCCTTTAAGCGCGACTCTGTGGCTTTGATTTGCCGGATGGAGAGCGGGAAGGATTCGAACATGGTTGTCAGTATATAGACCGGTTTCCCGTTTTGCAAATAAAAAAAAAATTGTTAGCAGACCCTGCGTAGACTATGACCTGTCGGCCAGGGCCCTGCGCCCCCCCTCTCAAATATTTTTAGCTTTTTGCCTTCTGCTACCTGGGCTAACGATTTCTTAGTGTAACTTGGCTGTGTAATCCTTAGTGTAACCTGGTTAAGTAATCCTTGACAGCTATGATAGTTAAAGGATTACTTTACTAAGTTACGCTTGAAAGCTATGACAGCTATGGTTTTAAACTGACAGCCAAACCAACATAAAACCCTAAGACTTAGTGAGCATTATTCCTAAACTAAACTTGGTTTTTACGCCAGTTAGCACCGTACTAAGAATCCCTTGAAAGTCATGACAGCTATTGTAGTCATGGTTTTAAATTGATCCCGAAACGGCGTGCGGTGCTATTTTTACCGTATACACACTAAGCATTATTTAGTATTATGAATCTATCAATTTTAATACTTACATGACTACAT